CAACAAATCTGCATCAAAGATTGAAGGGATAACTCCTTATGTTGCTCAAAGTATGTTTGGCGAATTACCTGCTGAGGATTGATAAGTGGATAGGGAGTTAATAGACTTCTTTAAAATAGTAAAGTCTGCAAAGAAAGAAAAGAAAGAAGAATTTCAAGAACTTCTTGGAGATTCTTTCTTTGAAGATTTTGTAAAACCTTTGACAAAGCAGTACAAAGAAGAAGTACCTGAAGAAACTATATTAGAGTCTTCAAATTTTAAAGAAGAACTTGAAATTGAGGAAGAATCTTTAATTGAAAAATCTTTGGGACTTCTTGCTGAACCTTCAGATACTAAACAACAACAAGATCCCCTTACCCCTTTAAATCAAAAGTTTGCAACTCTTGATGATCTTCAAAAGCATTACAGTCTTTTTCTCTCAAGAATTCAACAGCAACTTTCAACATTAGGTGGAGGTGGTGAGACTAATCTGGCATATATGGATATGCCACTTAAATACATCACTACTTCATCATACACAGTAACTCCACAAGATTATTATATTGGAGTTAATTATGCAGGAGCAGTTACAATTACTCTCCCAACACCCAAAAAGAATGGGAAGACCTACATAGTAAAAGATGAACTTGGAGAAGCATCCAAGGGAGTAAATAGATATATTACAATCCTCCCATCTGGTTCTAATACTATTGATGGCAGAGATAGAGCATTTATTGCTTATGATTATGGTTCACTTACTTTTGTTTATAGAAATGGTTGGAGAGTAGTTTAATGTCACACTTATATAATCCGTGGAAACCAGAAGATGATGCTTTTGGTAGATTAAGAACATCAAATCCATATACCCTTGGGGATTATAAGCATCTTTATGCTATTGACCCAGATTTTGTAGATGTTATAGTTGGCACAGGAGCAAGTATTACTTTTGATGCCAACCAAGCAGCAGCAATTTTAAGTTCTGGCATTAGCACTAATGGATATACTATTCACCAGACAAAGAGATACCATCATTATATGCCTGGAAAATCACAATTGATTTTTTCTACATTTAATTTTGGTGCAGCACAACAAAATGTCTATAAGAGAACTGGATACTTTGATGACAGAGATGGTATTTTCTTTGAGCAAGCACCAGATGGAACTTTAAGTTTTGTAATCAGATCTTATGTAACTGGAATTGCTTCAGATAGAAGAGTTACTCAATCTCAATGGAATAAGGATAGATTGAATGGTCAAGATCCTTCCGGATTTACATTAGATATTACTAAAACACAATTATTCTTTACAGACTTTGAATGGTTGGGTGTTGGTAGAGTTCGTTGTGGATTTTCTATTGATGGTAAGAATGTGGTCTGTCACGAATTTTATAATTCAAATCACATTCCAACAGTTTATATGTCTAATCCAAATCTTCCAGTAAGATGTGAGGTTAGAAATACTGGAGCACAAGTAGGTGCTGGTGGTTCCTTTATTCAGATTTGCTCTACTGTAATGAGTGAAGGTGGGTATGTTGAGGCAGGTAGAGAATTTTCCCATACAACAAATCTTAGAACTGTTGGCATTGGTAATACAGTTCCCATTATTCAAATTAGACTCAAGAACTCATTTAAAGGATATCCAAATAGGGCAACAGTAAAACTTGAAGATGTTTCTGTGTTTAGTAATGGAGGAAATGTAAAATATGAAGTTTTAAAATTTAGAAGTTCTGTTGGAATTAATACAACAGGAACTTGGGTGTCAGAGAATACTGAATCTGTTGTTGAATTTAATGCAACTGCAACTGGAATTAGTACTGCATATTTTGAAGATTTTATGGGCGGTTATGTTGCGGGAGAAAGTCAAAATCAACAAAAACCATCAGCAACAACTGTAGATGCTCAATCAGGACCCACATCTAAGAAAAATTATATAACACAAAATTTTGATGCAACTGACTCAGAAATCTTTTCAGTTCGTGTAAGTAATATAAGTGATACCAGCACTAATGTTGGGGTTTCTATTAGATGGAGAGAGATTTACTAAATAATTAAATAAAGACCAATTATAAATATGTCCCATAAAATAGTTCAAACAGTAGCACCTTTGAGTAGTGTAGGTGCTGCATCAGCTCAAAGTTCTGCAATTTCTCTCAAGAGTGGTTTTATTAGAATTGTTCCAGTTGGTGCTGCTGTTGCTGTTGCAATTGGAACTGATCCAACAGCAACTACAAGTGATTTTTTAGTTTCCCAATATCAACCAGAAATTTTAAAGGAAAGAGTTGCTAGACAACAAATTTCAGGAATTACTACTGGTGCTACAACTATAGTAACCTTTGGTGAGAATTATGGAAATCCATTTTTAGTTGGAGATTATGTGACTGTTTCTAGTGCCACTACTTCAGGAATTAACACAACTCATGTTGCAGTTACTGGAGTCTCAGATTCAACTATAACAATCAACCACAATTCATCTTCAGTATCAGGAATAATTACTGTAACTGGCGCAGTTGTTGCAAGAAGTATAAAGGTTGCTGCATATGGAGTAGGTGGAACCGCATCCACAGTTTCTATCACAGAAGTTCAAACCACATCTCAATCATGACCATGAAACTAATCACAGAAGAAATAGAATCAGTAGAAATTATTACTGAGGAAAAAAATGGAGTTAAGACTCTGTATATTCAGGGACCTTTCCTTCAAGCAGAAGTTACCAACAGAAATGGTAGAAACTATCCCCTGTCAATTCTCGAAAGAGAAGTAAACAGATATAATGAGCAGTTTACTCTTAAGGGTAGAGCACTTGGAGAACTTGGACATCCAGATGGTCCAACAGTAAATCTAGATAGAGTTTCACACATGATTACTAACCTCACAAAAGAGGGAACTAATTTTGTAGGAAAGGCAAAAATTCTAGATACCCCTATGGGAAATATTGCCAAGTCACTTCTTGGTGAGGGAGTAACTCTTGGAGTTTCATCAAGAGGAATTGGTTCTTTGGTTGAAAAAAATGGCATCAGATATGTTGGTGAAGATTTCATGTTGGCAACTGCTGCTGACATAGTTGCGGATCCTTCAGCACCTGATGCATTTGTTCATGGAATCATGGAAGGAAAAGAGTGGGTATGGGAAGGTGGAATCCTAAAAGAAATGAATGCAGCAGAAACAAAGCAGAAGATTGAAAGACTTTCTGCCCAGAAAAAACTTAATGAAAATGCCAAACTTAGACTGTTTGGTGAGTATCTTATAAATTTATAAATTATAAATAAATATAGAATAAATTAAAGATTTTTATTCGGAGTATACAAATGAGTGTCGGTAACGATTTACAAGAAATGGAAGTATCTACTAAAAAATCCGTAACTGCAGTTAACAAGAATGCTAAACCTGCTGAAGGTATGCCCAAGGGCACCATTCCAGGAGAAGGTCTTAATAACTCAGTAGAGGATCTGGGTGGTCCTACCCCCCAAAATTCAAAACCAGATGATGAGTCAAACAAACTCAAGACCCCTGGCAAAACACTTTCTAAAGTTCAGAATGTGGTAAACAAAGGTGCAAAAGCACCTGAGGCAATGCCACATGCTAACAAGTCTGCCATGAGTTATGAGGAGACTGAGATTGAAGATGAAGATCTAATCTCTGAAGAAGAAGAAATTGAAGAAGTAGAACAAATTGAAGAAACTCCTTCACTTGAGGAAGTCCTGGATCAAATCACCAATGAAAAGGTTGATTATTCAGATGACATCAATGCATTAATGGAAGGTGAAGAGTTAAGTGAAGATTTCATGAATAAGGCAGCAACAATTTTTGAAGCTGCTATTAAGTCAAAGATTGTTTCAATTATTGAAGCATTTGAATCTGATTACCAAAATAAACTTGTAGAAGAAGTTACTGCAATCAAGGAAGAATTAACTGATAGAGTTGATTCATACCTTGAGTATGTATCTGAAGAGTGGCTCACTGAGAATGCTCTTCAGGTAGAAACTGGCATTAAGTCAGAATTATCAGAATCCTTTATGCAAGGTCTCAAGGGACTTTTTGAAGAGCATTATGTAGAAATCCCTGAAGATAGATATGATGTGCTAGAAGGAATGGTCGAAAGACTAGATGAAATGGAAGAAAAACTCAACGAACAAATCGAAAGAAATGTTCAATTAAATAGAAGACTTAGTGAAGCTGTAAGCGACACTATCCTTAATGATGTTTCTGAAGGGTTAGCTTTAACTCAGAAGGAAAAACTTGCAAGTCTTGCAGAAAGTGTTGAGTTTGAAAGTGAAGTAGACTATCGTGGGAAACTGGAGACTCTAAAAGAGTCATATTTTACAAAGACTCCAGGTTCTTCATCAAGAGAAGAAGTGTTAGTTGAGGAAGCAAATGAGGATTACGGTCCTTCAATGAATGCTTATCTCAGAGCACTTGGAAAATTCTCTAAGTGAAATCAACTTGATTATAAATATTTGTAGTTAAAAACACACACTTTAACAAGACTAACAAGGAGAAAAAGCAATGTTCCTTTCAGAACAGTTGCAGAAAAAGTGGGCTCCTCTTCTTCAAGCAGAAGGACTTGATCAAATCAATGATCCTTACAGAAGAGCAGTTACCGCAGTTCTGCTAGAAAACCAAGAAAGATTTTTAAAAGAAGAGAGAGGATTCCTCTCTGAAGCTGCACCTAATGTCAACACAGATCCAGGTTCAACTGGATATGCTGGATTCTCTGGTGGTGCTTCATCCCCAGTAGCAGGTTTTGATCCTGTTCTGATCTCACTGATCAGAAGATCAATGCCTAATCTGGTTGCATATGATCTTGCTGGTGTTCAGCCAATGAATGGTCCTACTGGACTGATCTTTGCAATGAGAAGCAAGTATGTAAATCAGAATGGTCAGGAAGCACTGTTCAATGAGCCTGATACTGCTTACTCTGGACAGGACAGTGGATACAACACCACAACTGGTGACTACACTGGTGGTTCAGATGATGGTGCATCTGTAGGTTTTGGTACTACAGGTTTTGCTGGTGGCGGTCTTGCTGCTGGATCTAACCCTGCACTTCTAAACTCTGCTGGTGCTACTGGCACTGAGTACAGAGTTGGTCAAGCTATGTCAACTCAAAATGCTGAGTCACTTGGTGGTGCTGATGGAGATCAGTTCAACCAGATGGCATTCAGCATTGAGAAGATCTCTGTTACTGCAAAGAGCAGAGCACTCAAGGCAGAGTACACTCTGGAACTGGCACAAGACCTCAAGGCAATCCATGGTCTTGATGCTGAGGCTGAGTTAGCAAACATTCTCTCAACTGAGATTCTTGCTGAAATCAACAGAGAAGTTATCAGAACCATTTACAAGATTGCTGAGCCTGGTGCTCAGACCAATGTTGCTAATGCTGGTATGTTTGACCTTGATGTTGACTCAAATGGCAGATGGTCAGTTGAGAAGTTCAAGGGTCTTCTGTTCCAACTTGAGAGAGATGCTAATGCTATCGCTCAAAGAACAAGAAGAGGGAAGGGTAATGTAATCCTCTGCTCTGCTGATGTTGCTTCTGCACTCACCATGGCAGGTCTGCTTGATTACACCCCTGCACTCAATGCTAACCTGAATGTTGATGATACTGGCAATACCTTTGCTGGTGTTCTCAATGGTAAGTTCAAGGTCTACATTGATCCTTATGCTGCAAACCTTGCTGCTGAGCAGTATTATGTTGTAGGTTATAAGGGAACCAACCCTTATGATGCAGGTCTGTTCTACTGCCCATATGTACCTCTCCAGATGGTACGTGCAGTTGGTCAGGACACCTTCCAGCCCAAGATTGGCTTCAAGACCAGATATGGTATGGTTGCTAACCCATTTGCTGAAGGTACTGCAGTTGGTGCAGGCAGAATTGCACAGAACACCAACAGATACTACAGAAGAGTACAAATCAAGAACCTCATGTGAGTTTCTTTTGATTCTTCA